TTAAATAAAAAATATTTAATATTTAGCTACCGGTAATAGCCTGTACTAAAAGTATAGGGGAATGTAATGTAAAAATCAAGAAGCGAGGTGAGATAAACAGATGGGTAATGTATGTTATTTGTGCAATGGACAGAAAGAGGGTTGTAAGAAAAGAACTTGCTATATGAATGGAGATAAAAGCGACCACACTTGCTTTTGGACAAGGGATGTGAGATATGCAAAGAACTTTGAAAAGAATAAAGAGGTTGTTGCAGAGGATGTATATTATGAAAAAAAGAGACCGCAGGAACTGCAGAAAGAGGTGAGAACGATGGATAAAGTAAAAAACATAACTGACTTACAGGCAGAACTTGACCGCAGAACTGCAGTTGAAAAGTTGGCTGAGAAACTTATTATTGCTGGAAAGTTTGAGGAAGCGAAAGAACTTCTTGACACATTGGATGATGATAAGGCTAGAGAGTTGATGGAAGCAGGTGAGCAGCAGGAAATTTTTTCACATAAAAATGTTGAAACTACAAGAAGATATATTGGTGTGAAAGAGCATACAGAAAAAGCCATTGATTTGTATTTAAAGGTGAATTGTAATTCTGACATACCCAAGCATAATTTCGAGAAACTTAATGATATTATTAACGAAATTGTAGCTTTACAGGAAAAAGGAACTAAATTGAATGTCCGTATTTTAGCGAATATGAAGTGAGGTGGTTTGGTAAGATGGCACAGATTGTTATCAGTGCGGTAATTGCATCTGCAATATCCTTTTTGATATTGCACTGGTCGGATGTTGAGGATATTGCAGACGACATTTTGACGAGTTTAAAAAAGAGAAAGAAGTAATGTTGTTATCAATGAACTAAGCACACCTACAAAAATAGGAACGCCAATATTGGTAAGTGCATACTGAACAGTGGTCAAGCCCTAAGCATAAAATAAAACAAAAGCAGAAAAGGAGAGAATTATGGCAAAAAAGAAGATAACGCATAAAATCCTCGTGCCGACTAAAGACGGCGGTTATGTAAACTTTAATGATTTGTCTGAGGAGCAGAAGCAGCATATAAGAAATCAGTGCTTTACAAGATTTGCTGACAGCTATATGGGACAGCTTGGATATACAAGGGTACATACAGAGGACGAAGCGGTTTCACAGAATTAATAATTTGCTGTGCTATCGGCATGACGGGCTGTTGTTCCTTGTTTCATTTTGATGGGCGGGGAAATCCCTCGCCCTAATGAATTTGAGGACGGCAAAAGCATGATAAGGAAGGTAAATAGTGCATGGCTAAACAGAGTATAAAAGAATACTTAAGCAATGAATTGTCAGATTTGATAGAAACAGGAAGAATCATAATTCTTGCTTAACAAGATAGGTCAATATTATTCAAGTGATCCGTTTTTTATCGTGAAGTGCAATAAGTGCGGTAAAGAGGTGTACAGTACCAGACGGAAAAACGAGAAATGCAGCAAGTGTGGTAGTGCCGATGTGCAAACAAAGGCACCGTACCACACAATTGAACAACATAAAAAATGAATATCAGGAGGAACAACATTATGAAGACAATTTGTATTGCCGGGTTGAAGGGTGGTATTGGCAAGACCACTACCACAACAACCCTTGCTTATTTATTACAGGCTGAAAAAGAAAAAAGAGTGCTTTTGATTGATGCGGATTGTCAGGCAAATGCTACCATGACATACGATGTAGAGCCGTCGGATGATGGTATTGCGGATATTATGTCATATGCGTTAAAAGGTGATACGCCGGATATTAAAAGCCACATTATAACTACGGACTATGGTGTGGATATTGTTCCATCGTCTACGGGTTTGCAGGTCGTGAACGGACGCTTACAGGTAGAAAAGGAACATAGCCAGATTGATGTTCTGAAAAGAGCATTGTCTGAGATTGAAAATGAATATGATTACTGTATTATTGACTGCGGTTTGCAGCTTGATATTACGGTTTTAAATGCTATATGTGCTTCTAATCTTGTGCTCAGTCCACATAAAATCGGTGGATTTGAGGAACAGGGAAGTGATGTATTGGATGAAATTCTTATTCAGTTATCCAATACAGATATAGGTGAGAATATAAATTTGAGAAGATTTGTAACATTGTTCAGAAAAAATAAAACAATGTGTAAATTTCTTGCTGCAACGCAGGATAAATATGATTCTACTCTTATGCCGTCATATGTGCGTGAGAGTGTACAGGTTATTAAAAATTCTATGATGCATGGACCTTTACCATACAATTTTAAACATTGCATTGCGGTAAAGGATTACAGGCAGCTTCTTGATGATGTGCTGGAGGTGATGGCATGACAGGTTCAAACATTCTTGATACTTTAAATTCAAAAAGTATATCCGGTGGAAACATGAATACTACATATGCGAGATTTCGCTTACAGGATATTCCGATTGATAAAATTTATTCTAACGATAAAAACTTTTACCCCTTGACAGATATTGAACAGCTTGCAAATGAAATTAAACTTTGTGGTCTGATGGAAAATCTTACAGTTGTCAAAGAGCATTGTGAGCGTGGAGATTATCGGCTTGTCAGTGGTGAACGAAGATGGAGAGCGTTGACTTATCTTGTTGAGCATGGAGAGGATAAGTTTAAAAATGTATCGGCTAAAGTTACCAGGTTTGATAATCAGAATGAGGAAGAATTGTATTTGATAGTAGCCAATTCATATAGAACAAAGGATTCTGCTACGAAAATGAATGAAGTTAAAAGAATGCAGGAGCTTCTTCAAAATGCAAAAAATAACGGGACAAGCATCAATGGTTATGACATGCAGCAGGAAAGTATCAGAAGTGTTATGTCGAAACTTCTGGGCATGTCGGAAACTAAGATTGCGGAGTTGACAGTTGTTATAAATCATCTGATAGATGAATTTATGACAATGCTTAACGATGGAACATTAGGCATTTCAGTGGCTTATAAGATAGCAGGAATGTCACCTGATATGCAGCTTGAATTTTTTCAATATTGTGAGGATGAAACTAAGATTACATTGAATGTTGTACAGCAATTTAAGGAAAAAAAGATAGCGGAGCACGAACAGGAGCAGATACCGGGACAGAGTTCTATTGATGATATTGAAGGAGATTATGATATAGAATCTGAAAATGTTGAAAGTGATGTTAATCATGTAATTATGGCTTTGGAACATGATAATGATGTAAAAGAAAGTATTACAGCATTTGATGCATTGATGGCAGAAAAACATGGAAAGTGTGATGTAAATATTGAAAATAATATAGATATTGAAACATCTGAAACAGCAACAGATTATATTGCCAGTATGATGAACAATCCGACAATTGAACAGAATGAAGAAAAAACTGAAAACAATTGTGAAAAGCATGAGGAAATACGTCACAGCCTTATAGAGTATGTGATGATAAGGGATAACATCAGTCTGCTTCAGTATATAAAGAGCAGAATTGCTATGTGTTGCGAGGACTGTCTTATTAAGCTTGATGATGAACAGATGAGTACAATGAGCAGTTACCTGTCAAGGGATATAAATGCCCTTGCTGAACAGTACAAGTATGATGAATGACATAATCATTTGAAAGGGTGTGGTTCTATTGATTGTTTTTTTATATAAGGCGGATAAACCTTTGAATTTATCAGATAGGAGATGTAATGAGGAGAGATAGACCTTTAAAGAAACTTAACAAGTTCAAATATAAAGAGCTTGCTTATTTCTGTTACCAATACAGCGAGTGGGTATCTCAGATTAGGGATATAAAGCATAACTTAGGGGTATCAGGAGTGAACTATGACGGGATGCCGCACGCTCATAACACGGCATCATCAGTTGAAAATCTTGCTATTAAACTTGCGATGCTTAACAGCAGGATAGAGCTTATTGAAAAGGCTGCAATGCTTACTGATAAAGAGCTTACAGCGGCATTATTAAAATACTGTACAACTCCAGGGATGAGTTTTAGAGAATTGTGCAGCGTTGAGACTGTAAATTGTAGCGAGAGTACATTTTACAGAAAAAGAAGTGAGTTTTTCAGTATATTAGACAAACTCAAGGAAGAAAGTTATTATTCAGAGCTGCCAAGAAAATACAGGGCAGTTGAGAAACATCATAGAGGTAAATGGACCTCGTAGTATTTTATTATTTTAGTGCTTTATTTTTACGCCCGGGTGCATTATTTATATGCGTTTGGTTATTTTTCAAGAGTTCTATAATTGCTCTGGTATATTCCAAAGTGATTAGGGGTGCTCTTGATGCCTTTGTAAATATACCCTGTTTAAAAGATAGTGTCAAGTAAGCTATGA